CATCGAGCAGGCCGAAAATAATCCGGACCGAGGCCAAGAGACAGAGCCGGGCCCGGCCGGGGTCGAGCACGTTAGCGTGGCCTGGGAATGCGGCGCTTGTGGCCACATCCACCTGGTCGCGGCCAGGCCTCGCAAATGTGAAAAGTGCCGGCACGAGAGTTTGAGGAAGATCTGTTGAGCGCCAATGAGACTTTTGGGACTGCTTGAATGGAGTTTTAGCCACAGAGGGCACAGAGGACACAGACAAAAATGCCGAGATGGAATGACGATAACTCAGAACGGATTTTCACGGATGCCGGGAACATTGCGAGGCGCCTGGAAGCCGGGCAGGTGACGGTGACGGCTTTGCTCAAAGAATATCACTGTACGCATAGAATATTCAAGCAAGCAATGACAAAAGTCCTCGGAGAGGCGGCCTATCGTGACTTGTTGGGTCCGACTCCGGAAATGCCCGACCCGGCGGAACGGCGGCGAATTGAGGCGGCGATCGCCGAACTCAAGATGCCCAACGGCAGTCGAACCGTTTGGTGGTGACTGGGCTGCGGGCACGAGATCGAAAACACGGATCGACCCTGCCCGAAATGTGGCGACCGGAACTTCGAGGCGATCGAGCTGCCGAGGGACACGGATAAATTAGCCACAGAGAACACAGAGGACACAGAGAAAGGAACCACGAATGAACGCGAAGCAAAAAAAGAGGCGGGACCGATGACGGGATTTGTATCGGCAACCAAATCCTCTGTGAACTCTGTGTCCTCTGTGGCTAAGAAAAAACCGTGAAATCTGTGGCTGAGAAAAAATCGAAAATCAGAAATCGCAAATCGCAAATGAGCGAGGCCTCCGCCCAGCGGCTTGGCCTTGAATCCCAAGATCTGGCCGTGGCCGATGCTCGGTCGGGGATCGGGCCGAACCTGGCGAAGTACTTCGCGCGGCATCCGCGGCTCCGCAAGGCGTATGACCGCGGGCGGCTACTGCGGTACCTGGTGGAGCTGGCGCCGAAGGCGATGATCTACGAGGCGGCCAGGCGATTGAAAGATTTGGGCTTTAGCCAGTTCGAGACGGCTCAGAATTTGCGGGATTTTCTCGACGGCGACGCGGAGGCGAATGAGTTGTGGGAGACGGCCCGGGTCAACGGCTGGATCGCCAATCGCGAGGCCCTGGTCAAGACGGCCGGCGAGGGCAACGTCCAGGCGATCAAGCTGATGGACAAATGGGCGGTGGACCGGCAGCGGGAGACGGGCGAGCTGGGGGCGGCGAATTTCAGCCGGGTCGGGGTCAATCAAACGGCCGAGCTGTTCGGCGTCCGGCGGGAGACGATCCACGACTGGTACACGACGAAGGGCCTGCCTCAGAATATCGACGGCACGTTCGATCTGCACCGCGCAATCGCCTGGTGGGGCGACTTCGAGCTGAAGAAGGCGGTGCGCGGCCGGGACGCGGTCGGCCCGCTTTCTCCGTTTCAAGACGTCAAGGTGAAGCACATGTTGTTGAAATTGGATCAAGAGCAGGGGGAGCTCGTCAATCGCGGAGATATCCTCGGTTTCCAGATGGCCGAAATGCAGAACGTCGTGAACGCCTTCAACGCCATAGCGGACCTGGCCAACCGGGTATTTGGACAGCCCCGCGAAGAGATCGTCTCGCGGCTCGAGGACTTCCGAGATGAGGTGATGGCGAAATTGCAGCACGTGCCGGCGGAACTGAAGCTCTCGGATCGGGCCCTGACAAAGCTGGCCGAGTTTTACGAAGCGATTAAGCCACAGAGGGACGCGGATAAATTAGCCACAGAGAGCACAGAGAGCACAGAGAAATGATTCAAATCGAAAATAGAAAATCAGAAATCATAAATCTGCAACGCGAGGCATTGCAGTACTTCCGCCCGATGCCGATGGCCGAGGAGGTCCTGGAGGTGCTGGTCCCTCGCCACAGGCAGCACATGCTGGACTGGATGCAGCAGTATTACGTCCTGCCGGAGAAATCCAGTCGCATCAAAGGGCCCTGGCAGTTATCGATCACGCCCTTCTGGCGGATCGTCATTGATTGGCTGTGCGATTTGACCACGCGGGTGATCTGGATTTATGCCGCGCGGCAGACGGGCAAGAGCGTCATTTTGGGCGGCTGGATGGGTTACTGCATCGACGTGGACCCGGGTCCGATGAAAATCGTCTTGCCCGATGAGAAGGTGGTCAAAAAGCGAATTAAGCGGCTCAAGCCCGCCTTCGAGAACTCGCCGCGTATCCTTCGGCATTTAGGCGGTGACATTCGCAACCTGCTGATCGGCGAGCCGACGGACCTGGACAATATGCAGCTGATCCTGGCCTGGCCGACGAGCCCGATTACGCTCTCGGACGATCCGTCCCGGTTTATCGGAGGCGACGAGGTGGCCCTGTGGGTCCAGGACATCAAGGAGGACACCGACGCCATCAGCCTGCTCGGCGCCGGCACCCGGACCTACGAATCGGTCAGCAAGCAATTCTATATCACCAGCCCGAAAAACAAAGGGGATCTGGCCGATAAGAATTTCTCCGCCTGCCAGCAGTGGTCGATCCATATCCCGTGCCCGGATTGCGGGGCGTTTCACGAGGCGATGTTCGAGCACGTCAAGCTGGATAAGACCAAAGAGGGGGCGTTCCTGGAGCCGCGCCAATATACCCAGGGCGGCCGCCGGCACGCCTGGTACGTCTGCCCCCGGTGCGGCGTCAAGTGGAGCGAGCTGGAGCGCAAGGCGTCCATCTCCGGCTGCCGGGCCTGTCCCGAAGGCTGCTCGATCGGGGCCGATGGCGAGATCGTCGGGCCGTGGGACGATTCGACGCACAAGGCCCTTCGCGTTCCGGCCGTCCTGGTCGATCCGATGTTTACGACGGTCGATCAACTGGCCGCCGAGTGGGTCATCGCCGATAAGCATCGCAAGGCCGGCAATATCCTGCCGCTTCGAAATTTCTGGAACAACCAGGCCGCCCGGGCCTGGGAGGAGCGGGAGCGAGAGACGAGCCTGACGCACCTGCAGAGCCGCGTGGGCGACTATTCGATGCGAGAGCGGCTTGTGCCCCGCAAGGTCCAGATGATCTGTCACGGCATCGACGTGCAGCCCGATTGCGTCTGGATCGCGACGAAGGGCTACGGATTCCGAAACGAGCAATGGCTGCTCTGGGCGGGCCGTCTGGAGACGGGCCATACGGGCCGGCCAGAAAACTGGGACCTGGTCGAGTCCTACCTCCGCAGCGAATGGGTCTCGGCGGCCGATCCGAGCGTCAAATATTACGCCAGCCGGGCGGCGGTGGACTGCCGGTACCAGCGCGTCGAGCGGGATGAGGAATCGACGGTCGTCTATGATTTCTGCCTTCGGTTCCCGGAAGGGGCTGTGATTCCGGTCATGGGTTACGGCCGGGACCGCATGCACGGCAGCCTGTACAAGGTCCGGCCCGTGATCGGCAAGGCCCTGAAGCGCTTCGATCTGAACGTCGATATGGGCAAGGACCGGCTCTGGCAAGTCTTGTACGACAAAGAGAAATCGCCCGGGCCGGGCTTCATGCACCTGCCGCACGATCTGCCGGGCGAAATCGCCAGGCAATTAGCCAGCGAGGCGCAGCTCGTCAAGCGGGGCCGCACCGGTCGCGAGATCGTGACGTGGGTCAAGAAGACTGGCTTCCGCGAGAACCACGCCTGGGACGCGAACGTCTATTGCGACCTGGCGGCCGAGTTGGCCGGGGTCTTTTCCTTGCGGGATATCGATTATATTGAGACGGTCGGTCGCATTAAGAGAAAGCAAATACGTCCAGGTGAATCCAGCGGCTACTGGGACGGAACACCGACGCTTTAGCCACAGAGAACACAGAGGACACAGAGAAAAACAGTCAATAGTCAATAGAAAATAGTCAATCTCTTATGGCTGATTTCTGGAATAACACGCCGGATTTAGGGTTGCCGGATCCTCCGCCCCGAAGGCGACGGCCGCCGCCGACGGACGAAAGCGGCGTCCCGGTGGTCTATTACATCAAGGTCAAATGCCCGCGATGTGGCTCGGATGATTGTCCGGTTTACAGCAGCGACGATCTTCCGATCCGCCGCCATCGCTGCAAAAAGTGCGATTTAACCTTCAAGAGCGTCGAAAAATAAATTTTCAAGTAGGTGGCAATTATTGCCACCGACCCCCTTTGAAACTTCCCCCGATCTGCCGATACTCCGGATATCAGAAACACCAGATATGGTGAATCGGGTTATTATGGAGCACAAGATGTGGCGACTTTAGCGCAAGAATTGGCGACCATTGAAACGGAATTGGCCGCTACCAGGACTGCCATTGCGGCAGTTCAGAGCGGGGCTCAGAGCTATACCGATAATGATGGGCAAACGATCCTATACGCTTCTTTGCGAGATCTCTCAGACCGGGAGGTTGGCCTAATGAAACGGCAGCACGAGCTGGAGCTTAAAATTGAGCGACAAAGCAGCGGTCCTCTCAAGGTGGCGGAGTTTTAGATGATCCGAGAGTGGAAACGTAGCGGTTTTTGGCGGTGGATGTCAGAATGGATCGATCGTCCGCTCAGCGTTCTTTCGCCCGACCTGGTCGTCCAGCGCCAGGCCAGTCGCTTGAAATATGATGTCCTCGATAAAGACCGATTGCGTCCGAAACGAAAGGCGGGTCCGCGCGCAGGCGATGCGGACTTGAGTGAGAGGACGCTCGATGATTTACGTCAGATCGCCCGAGATTTGTCTTCCAACAATCCATTAGTCAAGGGGCTGTTTCGCAAGATCGCCACGAACGTCGTCGGGACCTCGACGCGGATCCAGGCTCGCACGGCCGATAAGGGATGGAACGAGGCCGCCGAGCAGGCGGTCAAGGCCGAGATGATCGATGTGCCCTGCGACGTCACGGGCCGGTTCAATTTTCATGCCTATATCCATAAGAGTTATTACCGCTACATTCAGGATGGCGATGTCTTTACTCTGTTTCACGATTATGGTCCGGAAGCATTACAAGGTGAATGCTGCGGCACACCTTATGGTGCAAAAATTCCCGAGGATAAACTCGATCCAAAACGTTATACGATCAGTAACGGTGTGGTCTTCGACAAAGAGACTACCCGCATCGTTGGTTATTTTTTAGGCAAGCCAAACAAATGGGGTTATATCCAGCCCCATGATTGGCATTGCCGGTCTGCCGAACGGGTCCATCATATGTTCGATCCGGAACGGTTCGATCAGTCCCGGGGTGAGCCCAAGCTGACCAGCGCCGTTCCCTATATCGATTACTTGTTCAATTATATTGAGGCCGAGTTGGTCGCCGCGAAAATCAATGCCTGCTTCCCGATAGTGGCAAAAACGTATGACGCGAAGGCTTTTAGCGGGCTCGGGGGGATACCGGCGAGCGAAATGGGATCGAATCAGAAAGATGATTTTAATCGAGAGAAAGTGAAAATTCAACCCGGCACTCTGATCGATGCCGAGGTGGGTGAAAGTTATGAGGCAATCGGAGCGGCCCGGCCGGCCGCGGCGTTCGATCCGTTCGTGATGAGAATGTTGATGTTCGTCGGTGGCCCGCTGTGCCTGCCGTTGATGCTGACTACGGGCGACTTCAGCCACGCGACGTTTATGAACGGGCGATTCGCCTACAATGAAGCGCGGGCCTTCTGGCGCGACGAGCAGGAACTGGTGGTGAGACCCCTGGTGCGGCGGTTGTGGCTCTGGAAAATCGGTCAGCTCATCGACCGCGGGAAGCTCAAGGAGCGTGACGATTGGGCGGCCCATCAGATCTACCTGAAGCGATGGCCTTACGTCGATCCGTACCGCGAGGCCCAGGCCGACAAGATTCATCTCGAAAACGGCACGACGACGCGGACGGAGATCGTCGCCCGGCAGGACGGGCTGGACTGGGCCGAGGAGGTCTGGCCGGAGCGGGTGAAGGAGGAAGAAACGATCCGCGACAGCGGCATAGTCCTGACGCCACAAAAACAGTCTCCGCAATCCAACGGAGGGAAAGACTAATGCCGTACGAAAACGAACATTCCTGCCGATTATTGCCTCCAGTCAAAGATGCACCGACGAGACGTGTGAATGGGAAGCGCAAACACGATGGTAAATCCTATGATGTCATTTTCCAAAAACAAAAAGGAAAATGGCAAGAACAGGCATATCGTTATTCTGACAAAATTTGGTCCGAATCGGCAGCGAGAAGCCATTGTAGAAGTCACAAGGGAATCCTATTCGAGCCGGCCAGTCAAAATAGCCAGCAGCAGGCGACCGGAGAAAACCCGTTCATCTTCACGATGCCCGGGCTTGTCGAATTTGCCCAGACGGAAGGCGGTAAACCCCCAAATAAAGTCAAGTTGACACTCTATGACGGCTCGATCGTCAAGCACTGGTATTGGGGCAATCTGGCCTTCGACCAGAAAACGATGCGCATGGCGAAGAAACGCAATCCGGTCCTGTTCCAGCACGACGTCGAGCAGCGGATCGCCTATAGTGATGAGGCGGTCTTTGAGCCGAAGTTCGTGATGGAGGGACAATTCCTGGAGAATTCGCAGATCGCGCAGGAGATTCGAAACCAAATGGATGAAGGTTTTCCCTTCGAGGCCTCGTTGCGGTTCGATCCGGATAAAAGCGAGATCGAGCATATCCAGGAAGACGAGACGGCGGAAGTCAATGGCCATAAGCTCAAAGGGCCCGGCACGGTTATCCGTAACGCCCTGATCATGGAAGGCAGCATTTGTGTTTTTGGGGCACTGAAAAATACACAATCAAAGGCATTTGAAACTATTTTGAAAAAGGAGAATATCATGTCCGAAGAAATTACGAACATGACGTTGGCGGATCTGACGGCCGAGAATTTCTCGACCCTTCTGCCCGAGATCTACAACCAGGTCCTGGCCAAAGGCAAAACCGAAACCGAGCAGGCCGGCAAACAGCGCTTCGCCGAGCTGCAGAAAGTCTGCGGCGATGACGCGGTGCTGCTCGTGCAATGTCTGGCCGAAGGCAAGACGCCCGCCGATGCCTTGCAACTGAAGGTGGGCAAGCTGCAGGCGGAAGCGAAACGGCTGACCGACGAGAACGCGGCACTCAAGGCCCGCAAGCTGGACCCGGCCATCATGGAGTTCAGTGATACGGCGACGCCGCCGGGGACGGGAAAGGGCAAACAGCCGGCGACGTTCATGGAGGCCGTTTCAGTCTATGCCGCCGAGCACAAATGCTCGCAGGCCGATGCTGTCCGGGCCTGCGCGTCCCTGTATCCCGAGCTGCATGAGAAGATGAGAGCTTCAAAAGGGGATTAGATGCCGTTGTTCAAATGTCCATGCGGGCGTGAAAAGATCATTATGGCCGGAAAAGTCAAAAGCTGCTCGCGATGCAACGAGCGGTTTGTGCCGGTCAAAATGACCCGGTCAAAGGTCAAAGAAAACAAGAAACAAGAAACAGTACCTCGCGGACCTGCTGCCGAAGAAACCGGCAATGAAGCGGGGACAGAAATTGAAAGGGCAAAACGATGATTGAAAGTGCATTTCTAACATTGGTGGCTGGCGAGACGCTGGCGGCCAAGCGAAGAGTCAAACTGTCCGGCACGACCGCCATTTATGCCGGGGCGACCGAAATCGGCATCGGGGTGACTGAATTTGCCGTCTTGAGCGGCGAAGATGTCACGATTCGGCTGGATAACGGCGGGGGAACGATGGAGATAGCCGCGGCCGGCGAGATTGCCGCAGGTGCTCCTTTCTATCCGGCGGCATCGGGAAGGATCACGGCGACAGTCGGCGGGCTGCCCCTGGGCTTTGCCCTGGCGGCCGCCAGCGCGCTGGACGATATCATCAATGTCCTTCGCACGAGAGTCGCGGGCGAGCTGACGTTAGGCGACCAGATTTTCTCCGATGTCCTCGAAGGGGGAAGCCCGCAGGGACCTTACGGATTGAGCCTGCTCAAGAACTATCCATTCGGAACGCGGCGCGTGACCCGTGACGGAAGAGTGTTCAAATATGGTTGTGCCATCTCCACTCTTAACACGGATCTGCTGGCGCAAAGTAACAGCCATGTCCAAGCCGTTGCTTATGCCGCCGTCCAGGCAACGGCCGCCGCCGGAGCGACGTCATTGAAGGTCACTGTTGGTGCGACGGATGGGGATGGCAGCGGCAATATCGCGGCCGATGCGCTTGCCGAGGGATCCATCGTCATATTCCCTCATTCCGAAAACTCGATCAACATGAAAATAACGGGCAATACTGTGCTTGCCGGCGGGACAGGGGGCACGATGACGGTAACCCTGGAACATCCATTGCCGATACCGATCACGCACACCTCGATGCACGTGGAGATCATGGCCAACCAGTTTGCAGCCGTCAAGGCCGGTTCGGCCGGAGATTTGCATAAGAGCTTCATCGGCTTGCCGATGATGCCGGCAACGACCCTGTTGCCCCATCACTGGGAGCAGACATGGGGCGAATGCTGGGTGGCGCCGGACAATGGATGGAGTTCGGCAGACGTGGGCAATACGCGAGAGAATCATCAAGTCGTAGCGCGGTACAACGGCAGCATAGCGATTCACGATTCCGATGATGCCGAAAATGAGTTGCAGCAGCACGTGGGCTTCGTTTTGTCCAGAGCGCGGGCCAATACCCAAGGCGCTCCGTTCATTATGCTGCAAATCAGCCGTTAAGAATCGCATGATGGATCGAAACTGAACTGGAAACTGAAACATTAATTATGAGGACAAAACCGATGAGTGATAAAAACACATCCCATCCGAAAAACAGCTATGCGAAACCGGCGGAGAAAAAAACTGAGGACAAAAAATCGTCTCAAAAGGAATCTGAGGATAAAAAATAGCACGTCAGATCCTCTATGAACCAGAGACGTATCAATAACATTCTAAATCCTGAGCTCAAAGGAATCCCTGAAAGGGATTACATTGAAGAGATTAACATTCGCACTCACAGAGCGGGCCATACCACCAGAGACGGCAAACCGATACCGCCCAGGATTATGTCCAGAGTTCCGTTCGGAAAGACAAAATTGAACGTCTGGCCGAGAGACGAAAACGGCCATCTGATTGAATAGTGTTGACAAGTGAATAAGCGGGTTCATCCGAAGGCTGGCCGGCCCGAGGGTGACGCAAGGCAAACAAAAGGGCCATGTGGGGCCACATACTCACATGGCCCTTTTTGTTTGCGCCCGAAAACCATGGGGCAATGAAAAAGCCAAATTTTTAAGGAGATTTACAATGCCAAGACCAAGCTCAGCAGCAGATCGACCCGACCTTCAGGCGGTTCTTTTCGCCGCCGCCGATCAGCCATCCGGTTTTATCGGTTTGCAGGTCATGCCGATATTCGAAGTCGATAAAGTCGATGGACGGTTTCCGGTCATCCCGGCCGAGGTCATGTTCTCCGTTCCGCCCACGAGGCGCACGGACCGCGGGGCGTATCAGCGCAGCGACTGGACCTGGGACTGGGATACGTATAAGTGCCTCGAGAACGGCTGGGAAGAGAAGATTGACGACCGCGAGGTGGCGCTCTACAGCCGCTACTTCGACGCCGAGACGATGGCGGCCCGGCGGGCGCTCAATATCGTGCTTCGCAACCAGGAAAAGCGGATCGCCGACGCCGTTTTCAACATCAGCAATTTCGCCGTTCATAACGTCGACGAGGAATGGGACGATGGTGCAAAAGCCAAACCCATCGATGACGTCAAGAAGGGCCGCAAGACGATCCACGATACGATCGGGATGGAGCCGAATACGCTCATTATCTCCTATTCGACGTTTCTCGAGCTGGGCGTCTGCGATTCGATCATTGACCGGATCAAATATACCACGCCGGCCGTTCAGCGCGGCGATGTCAACGTGGCCTTGCTGGCCCAGGCGTTCGGCGTCGAGAAGATTCTGGTCGCCGGGTCGCTCTACAATTCGGCCAAGAAAGGCAAGACGGCGACGTTGGCGAACTTATGGCCCGATGAGTACGCCATGCTCTGCGTGACCAGCGACAGTCCCATGCTGGGCGAGCTGCCCTGCATCGGCCGGACGTTCCTCTGGACGGGCGATTCGCCGAGCAACTCAGTGATCGAATCGTACCGCGACGAGACCGTCCGGGCCGACGTGATCCGTGTTCGGCACGATACGGATGAAGAGTTCATCGCCACGAATTGCGCCTATCTGCTCGGAAATATAACGACGTATGCTTAGCCGCTGGCAGTATGCGGCCCACGCAACGACGAATGACGCCTGATACCCTGGGCGGCGATGGCCCGGTCTGAAACAAAATCGAGCCGGGTGCGCAACGGCGGCGCACCGACGTCTGTGCGCCCGGCTCTTCGAATTATGACATGGCGACGACATTCGAGACATCATGGTTGACGGCCGGGCGGGCGGCGTTTCTGGCGGCGTTCGGCCAGCCGATTGTCTATCAGCCGGGGACACTGGACCGGGCCGTGACGGCCATTGTCAAGTACGTCCAGGATGACGCCGAGGTCCCCCCGATCATTCGGCACCGCAGTCCGCAAGTCCAGATCAAGGTGGCCAATGACGCGGTTGTCGGCATTGCCACCGCTGAGTTCGATTCGAGCCAGACGGTTAGTGTTCCGCCTCGCCCGGGGGCGGAGGTCCGGACGATGCACCTGGCCCGGATCGTCAAAGCCAACGGCATCTGGGCAACTTACGAATGTCACTGAGTGTTCTATGGCTTTAGCCGTTCAAATCCAGATCGATGAAGCAAGTCTCCAAGAGGCCGAGCACATCCTGCGGGCAATCCCGCGAGGCTTCCCTCGCGTCATGCGGCGGGCCATCAACCGGGCCGTCGATATGGCGGCAACCGATTTTAAGCGGCGAGTCGCCTCTGAATTGGAGCTGCCCAAAGGCGAGGTCGCCAAGGGCATCGGCAAGCGTCACGCCAGCTTTGCGAACCTGGCCGGCGCCGTCGTGGCCAAACCGCACCGCCCGGATTTGGCCGAGTTCAAAGGGACTCGACAACTGAAGCGGGGCGTCAAGTACCGGATCGGACGGGAAGGATTCAAGAGTATCGAGCATGCCTTCATCGCTACGATGAAGAGCGGACATCGTGGCGTGTTTTTGAGGGCCAGATATGCCAAGGGACATTTCCTTCCAATGCAAGGCCGCCCCACTCGGGAAGCCATTTTTGGACGGCGCGGACCGTCCATCTGGCAGATCATCACGAATACGCCTGGATTATTGAATGAAGCCAATCAAAAGGCGGCCGAAAATTTATCAAAACAGGTAAACGACTATATCGGCCTGGAGCTGAGGCGGTGGGCCAAATAATGGCTGAAACGATTCACGAACAGATTGCTCAATGGATAGCCGGGGCACTGAACGGAAAGCAGGACCCGGACGCGACGCTGACACTGAAGGCTATCCGACCCAAGGTCCTTGACTGGGGCGTTGAAGACTTCAAGCACGGGGACATCATAATCGAGGCCGCCTCGCTCACGACCGAAAGTCGCACAACCGTTCAGTCGCGGGGCGAATTGGCCGTGTGGAATCTGTACGGAATCATTAGGACACTGCCCGAGGGGACCGTAGCGGATACCGTTATCAGCCGGATGATCGAGACGATCCGTCGACTGTTATTGGCGGGCAATGTCTCGGGCCAGGCCTGCGGCGGGTTGGCGATTCGGATCGATTGTCCTGCGGCGAGTTTCGAGACCTGTACCGGCGGCGTGATCGCGGGAGTGACCGTGAACGTGCTGTATCGAACCGCGCTGCTCGACGGCTACACGCAAGCATAAACCATAAACCATGAACGATGAACAGTTTTGAATAAGGAGATCAATATGGCAACCAGTGGAATAACAGCGATTGGGACAACCGTGACCTGGAATGGTACGGTGATTCCCGAGCTCAAGGGGCCCGTGCCGGGCAGCCGGAAGGCGACTATTCACCCGGTCCTCACGTGCGATTCGACCAGCGGGTATGCCGATAAGATCGTCGGCGCCTTCGATGCGGGGCAGGTGACTCTGGCCTTCATTTACAATCCGGCGAGTGCCTCCGTCTATGCTCAACTCCAGAACGACTTCAATGCCAAAACGAAGTCGACTCTTTTGGTCACTCATCCAACCGGCTCGAAGATGTCGGGGCAGGCCGTCATCGCCGACCTGGGCGACCCGGGTTCCGGTGAAGCGGATGGCGTCGAGGAGTTCACGGTGACGTTCGAGCGCTGCGGCGCTCACAGCCATACGGGCGTGTAAACCAGAATACAGGAATAGTGGGTCTTTGTGTTTTCTGTGACTAAAACGAAAGGAATGCAATGGCAATCGATGAAATCAAACAGGCGATCTTCAAGGCGTTAGAGGAGATCCCGGAGGAAGACTACGAGATCGGCGGTCAGAAGATCGTCATTCGCGGCCTGTCGGCTTACGAGCTCAACGTCTATCGCAAGTGGAAGAACAACGCCGATGAGCTCAAGAGCTGCTCGGCAATGGCCAAGTTGATCCAGTTGTCGCTCTATAAAAAGGACGGCAGCCGGCTCATCGGCGACGACGAAGTCAATCAAATCAATGGCATGTTCGGTACTAAGATCGATGAGATTGAGGGCGCCGTCCTGAGAGTCAATGGGTTCAATGATCTCGGTGTGGACGCCATAATAAAAAACTTACGGAAGATCCTTGGCGACGCTGGCTTGCGAGAACTGCGAGAGAGTATAAATGTTCTGTTACCAAACTCCTCAAGCAACACAGCGCCTACGAGCTGATCGAACAGTATATCGTAGAGCAGTTCTGGCCCGTGGGCGAGCCGGCGGAAAATTGCCGGGCGTTGATTTCCGGCACATACAGCTACAAGGATGAAAAGGTCGCGAAAAAGATGATGAAAAAGCTGGACGGCACGTATCAGCCCAATGAACAAAAAGATGAAGTTGACCAGCAAGTGCTGGACCAAATTTTTAAGAATTTTTTTAATCCAACATAAGGAGATGAATCATGTCTATAGGATCCACACGCTTAAGCGGCCAGGCCGGGGTGGCGATTGATTTGAAGGCCTTTCTGGCCGGTGACCTGAGTGAATTGCAGGTCCCCGTCGCCGTGCCCAACACGGCTTGGAGTTACGGCACCGGCGCCGGGGCCATCAATGTCATCTACGCCAAGACGATCGCGCTGGCCCAGCCCAACGGCGGCGGCGAGACGGTGACTCTGGACCTTTATGCCTCGGGGACCTTGCTGGATGTCTTCAACCGGGCACTCACGATGACGGCGCTGAAGTTTCTCTACATCAAGAACAACTCGGCGGATGCGACCCTGAAGGTGTTCGGCGGAACATTGGCGGATATCCCGATCTGTGCGATCAATACGGAGATCGTTAAGATTAAGCCGGGTGGCGATTTTACCTGGCGGGATCCGAGTGCGGCAGGACTGCTCATCACGACGAACAAGAACCTCAAGCTCGAACACGGCGGCGAAGGGGACAGCTCGATGAACGTGGACGTCGTGGCGATGGGGCTCGATTAAACTGACCTGGCCAAGGGCAGAGAGACGAGAGACGAAGGACGCTTGACGAATCATGGCCGATGAAACGCGCAGAATCGTTCTGGAATTGCTGGCCCGCAACAAGGCCGCCGAGGGGGTCAATGCCTTCAAAAAGGACATCGGCGGCATGCAGCAGAATCTGCTCACGTTCGGCCGGACGCTTTCAAGCCTCAGTCGCGCAGGCGGTGCTCTGTGGCTCGCCCGTTCTTTGGCCGATTCCGCCACGGCGATGGCGAAGGCCCGGCGGGAAGGAGAGGGTCTTTTCGCCGCATTTCTGTCCGGCATACCCATCGTTAACAGCTTCGCCGAGAGCATCAAGAACCTGGCGGGCGAACTCAGCGGGGCGACAGCCTATAGAGAAGCCGTGGATAGCGTCACGAAGTGGTATGAGAAATCGGAAGCCCTCAGAGAAAGCATGAGGCGGTCCATGGCCCTTCAGGGCGCCAGCCCCGAAGAAGCATCTCGCCTTCAGACGGGCTTTGCCTATCTGGATCGGATCAAACAAATTGATGCCCTCAAGGAGCAGATCCGAGCGGCCCGCGAGTATAACGCGGAGCTGGACAAAGAAATAGCGATGCTGGAAAAGATGAAGGAAAAGGCGGCCTTCAAAAGCGTCGTCGAGAAGGACATCGCGGAGCTAAAGGGCCGAAGGAAGGCGCTAGCCGACGTTGATGCCTCGGAACTGTACGCGATGGCGAAAGAGGAATATCAGGGCAAGCGAGGGGTGGATTTAACTTTACAGCGTCTGACGCCACAAGAGATTGCCCGCATGTCCGCCGAAGAAGATCAGATGGTGATCGACCGGACGCGCGAGGCGATGGAGTCGGTCCGTCACCAGGATTACCTGACGCGCATGGAGCGGATCGAGTCGCTGCGGATCTATCAGCAAGAGAACGCCGAAACCCTTTCGGAAGTCGAGGAAGCAAATCGCCTGCTCAACGACGAGATCCTCAGTCTCGAACGATCGAGAATGAATGCCATGAAGGGCTATCAGGCCGAGCTGCGAGATGATATGCAGAATCTGGCCCTGTATCAATCTGAGAAATTTGCCGAGGTCTCGCGCTCTATGGAAAGCTCCATGAGCGGGGCGTTTCAAAGCATGATAACGGGCGGGGCAACGTGGCGGGATGCCATGGGGCAATTCTTCATGGATGTTGCCAATGCCTTTGCCAGGATGGCGGCGGACATGGCGGCCCGGGCGATGATGAACGAATGGATCGCACCTCTGATGAGCGGTCTGGCCGGGGCCCTCGGCGGAGGCGTCGGGGCGGATGTTTCCCCAACACTAGCCACCGGCGCGCACGTTGCGCATCGATGCGGGCGAGTCGGCGATCTGACCGACCGGCGATGGGTGGATCCGGCGATCTTCGCCAACGCCCCGCGCTTTCACGGTCTGCTGCCCGGCGAGACGGCCGTGATCGCCCAGGACGATGAAGTGATCAGCCGCCCCGGCGCCGGCGGCTTGATGAAAGAAACAAAATTTGACGTTCGCATTCACAACGAGGGTTCTGAACAGTTGGAGATCAGCCAGGTGGAAAGCTACATGATCAGCGACCAGCGAATCTGTGACGTGACCCTCCGGAAGATGCAGACGAATTTAGAGTACCGCAAGGGTATGAGAGGGGGATAGAGTCAATGGCACTCAATACGTTTCCCTCCATTGCAAGCGCGCCGCTTTGCGACGGCTTCCGCGATGAGCCGAGTGCGGACGCCGTCTTGATTGCCAGCACGGCCTCGGGTTATCCGTTGCTGAACAAGCTGTTCACCTTCGATCCGAGGACGTTCCGTTTTGATTTGCGGTTTGTTTCGCAAACGGACAAAGAGAACGTTCTGGCTTTTTACGAGGCGAACAAAGACGTGCCGTTCCTCTGGACGAACGGGCAGGATCATCAGCAATACGAGGTCGCTTTTGTCGCCAGGCCCGGCTGTGCACTCGACGGCCTGCCGGATGTTTGGCGGATTGGCCTGGAATTGCGTCAAACTACACCCATTTGAAAGAAGAACACAATAAGGAGTGACCAATGGCAGCTTATGTAAAGTTTCACGATTTTGTAGTGCAACTCGTGAAGGGTGTGCACAAACTCCACGCGGCAGATGACACCTTGAAAGTCTATTTGACGAACAACCCTCCCAGCGTATCGGAAGATGCGGTGAAAGCCGATCTGGCGGGTATCACCGAGCAAAATGGCTATGCAGCCGCTGACATTCAGAACGATTACGAGGAGAGTGCCGGTACAGGAACACTAACAGGTGTCGATGTGGAGTGGACAGCCACGGGAGCAGGATTCGGCCCATTCAGGTACGTCGTACTCTACAATGATACACCAGCAGACCCAGAAGACCCGCTCGTTGCATACTGGGACTATGGATCGGAAATCAGTTGTGCGGCAGGCGAGAAATTCAAAGTCGACTTCGGTGCCTCTGTCCTGACAATTGCGTAGCGTAAGGAGGTGTCGTCGTGGCTGAGTTTCTTGTATTTGACAAGAACCACTGGATGGACATGCTCAATGCTGCGGACATCGAGCAGATGCGAGCGAGGTATCCAAAGACATGGGACGAAAAGTATCTCGCTCGATATCGGCGAGGCGACATTATAGAAGTCCGCCCAGATGGTTATTGGACAGGACCGAAAGCTCTGAAGTTCAACCGGGAAGCGTTCAAGGTTGTTTGCGTACCCGGAATCGCTCCTAACCAAAGTTTCGCAGAGCCAAAAGTGCAAGTGCGCATGATTCCTGAATCTGGAACAGGAAAACTCATGTCACAAGAAACTCTTCTCAAGCGAAGTCGCTGGCGTTTTCCGAATACACCCAGTGGAAAGATTGTAACCCTGCCTACCATGTCTGCGGTTCAGGCTTAATCCAATGAACGAAGAAAAGTGTAAACACGAACAACTGATAGATTGTAGCGGGGAAAAGGTTTTCTGCGATGAATGCGGAAAGGCTCGCTGCACACTTTGTGGAATGTGCTTTGACGTAGAAGATAAACAGATTAATCTATGGCACAGATCATCCGATATATCGATCCAGCAGCAACTGGAGCAGCGAACGGCACGAGTTGGGAAGATGCTTATACCACGTTAGCTCAGTGGGAAGCAGCGGAGGGGCAGGATTTGACTGCCAACGGCGGTAACTACATGACCGTCTATTGCCGCTCGTCAAATGGAACTGCTAACGGTGGTTGTCTTATCAATGGCTGGACGACGGGAGCAAGCAACTATATTGAAATGATTCAAGTTGATTTTCCTGCCAACGGGATTTATGACGCCACAAAGTTTCGGGTTACGGGCACGAATGTCAATCTGATAGAAACCTACGAGGACTATCTCAGGTTTCACCATCTCCAGTTTGAAGTCACTGCAACGAATGCCGGCAATGCAAGAGGTCTCCAGTGCCCGTCGATGGGGGTAGAGAACTACATTCTCGTTGACAGTTGCATTTTCAAAGGCGTTTGTTCGGGGACGGGACTGGGTATAGGATTCCAGAGCGGGGACGCCGATGTAATTGTCGATGTTGTTAACTGTGTTGCTTATGGCTTTTATATCGCCGGTGACACCAACTTTAGCGGTATCAATGTCGCAGGCACCGGGCATATCTACAACTGCACTGTGCATAGCTGTACGCAGGGGATTACGGGAGTCGCTGGAACTTCTGTCTATAATTGTGCCTCGTTCAATAACGAAGATGATTTTGCAGGCACGATAGGAACGATTGACCATTGTGCGTCAGACGACGGCGATGGAACAAACGCTCAAGACTTCACCGCAGAAGCGACCGACTGGAATAAAGTTTTTACAGACTATGCCAATGGCGACGTGACGCTCAAGAACTACACGACCAGTCCGTGTTGTGTTGGAGTAGGCGTTGACGCTCCCGGTGGCGCCTTGTACTCCGACGACATCATCGGCACGGCCCGTTCGACCACATGGGACATTGGTGCTTTCGAGTACTTTGTAACGGGTGCAACACTTACTGCTGAAACTGGGAGCTACGTCCTTACAGGTACGGCTGTAACTCTCCTCAAAAGCAATCTACTGACAATCGGAGTAGGAAACTACATACTTACAGGTCAAGCTGCTTCCTTCTTGAAAAGCAGCTTGATTACAGTTGATGCCGGCAGTTATACACTCACAGGTCAGGTTGTAACTCTCCTCAGAAGTAGTTTGGTTGAAGCAGGTGTGGGGTCTTATGTACTCACAGGCCAAGATGTAACTCTGACAAAAGTGGCAGCCAATGATTTTTCAAAAGATACTAATTGTAAACTTCTTTGGCGTTTCGAATCAGAAGCACTGACAGTAGATTCCATAGGCGACAACACTCTTACCAATGTGGGCGTCGATGAAGATACCGACGATTATAGAGAAGGAGGTTGTAGTGCGAGATTTGTGCGAGCTAATGCAGATCGCATGTACATCCTCGATGAGGACCTTGACTCAGGTGTTCCGCTCAAGGGTGGCGAGAGCAACAGAACGTTTTCAATACCGCTCTGGTACAAGCCGCTTGATACTGCCGTTGCTGTTGACCTGATTTTCAAAGGTATCTCACCGTACAGATGCTTTCGTATTAAAGTGGACATGGATGGCAAGGTTATTTTCTACCTATCTCCAGACGGCCTGAATTACAATAGTTTGCAACATGATTCTGTGCTGAGCGAAGATGAGTGGTATCACATCACCGTCACTTACGACAATGCTAACGGCGATACCTGGATACGAATCCGCGATGCAGCTTGCCAAACTGTCGGTGCAGACAAGAACGGTACGCTTGCGAGTCCTTACATCAGTCCAGGCTACGTCATGCTTGGGTTTCCAACCGATGTCTATGGGACTGAGGGAAAGCTGGACGAGCTCGTTCTTTTTGACGATGTACTAAGTGTAGCTGAAAGCGATCGGATATGTGCAGGAACGTATAGTGCAGCTACATATACGCTAACGGCTGAAGCAGGAAGTTACGTGCTCACGGGCCAAGCAGCGGGCCTCCTCAAGAGCAACCTAATTGTAATTGGCGCAGGAAGCTATGTAATAACAGGCACAGCAGTAAGTCTCTTCAAAGGCAGGTTGCTTACAATTGAACCAGGGTCTTGCGTGCTAACAGGCATGGCTGTAAGCCTTCTCAAGAGCAACCTACTCAGCATGGGTGCTGGGAGCTACACAGTAACAGGGCAAGCTGTAACTCTAACATATACACCGGTAAGTGAATATGTACTCACTGCTGGCGTGGGAAGTTATGTAGTGATAGGGAAGGCTGCGGTACTGCGCTACATAGCGGAAGCAGCAGAAATACCGCCTCTGATGCACAAGGACCTCATCGACCTGTACAGCGGGGGGGCGTGGCTCTGGCTGTGCGAAATCTCCATCCCCGGTTATGCGGCCGTGCCGCTGGCCCGCAATAGGAAAGATGTGATTTACGGGGGCAAGACTTTTGACAAGCACAACTTCGATATCGGCCAGCAGAGTTTTTCCGGCGACGGTTCGGTCCCGCAAATCCAGTTGCGGATCGCCCAGGACCCCGATCGCACGCTGGAGGATAAGGTCAACGCGACTCAGGGGGCTTGCGGCGGATCGGTCAAGCTCATTCGGGCCAGCGAGAAGTTTCTCGACACGGCCGTCGAGGAGCTGGAGCACACGTTCGATATCCTGACCGCCGGCAGCGACACCGAATGGGTCACATTCGTATTGGGCATCCCCAATCCGCTGACCCGCAGAATCCCGCTGCGTTTGTATTCGAGCAAAGTCTGTCCCTACGCAACGCCGAGCCTCTTCAAAGGGCCGGAATGTCAATATGACGAGGAGGATGAAACGTGTACCGGGCTGCTCGAAGACTGCTTCGAAAAAGGCAATGCCCATCACTGGGGCGGTGAAGCCGGACTCGACCCCAATACGGTGAGGATCTGATATGTGGCCATGCCCAATACTTGCTCAGGATCCGATTACGGCGGCTATAATCTGGACTTTTATTGTCAAGACTGCCGTAACCGTTGCTATATCCGTAGGGCTGTCGCTGCTTGCCCAGAAGCTCTTCGGTCAGGATCCCAAATCCGCCGATACGAGCACCGCCGATCCGCAGAGCCGTTCCTGGAACCCGCACACGACGGAGCGAGAGGGCATCGTCCGTCCGCGGGCCTACGGCCGGAACATGCATCACGGGAACATCGTCGCCAAATGGACGGATGTCACGAATCCCGCGATGAAAGTCGGTTTTGGTTGTTACGGAGATATGGACGTTCCGCCCCAGGGAACGATAAAGGTCTATGGAAAATATGAGGTCATCGTTGAATTTCCGGCCACTGAACCCGTCATCGATAGGGTGAGCTATCACAGGTATTGGCAAATAACGGGAGGGACAAATGATTTCGGGGGGTATGAGAAGGTCTATTTCTATTATGGGGGTGCATGGAATCTCATCAATACGAAAAACTATACTGTGAAAGGAGAGGGTGAAGATACCATCAGCATTACGGCCGGCGGTCCCTGGCATGACGTAAGCAAAGTCAAGATTGAATCGTATTTGTACATGGACCTCGAATTGCCTTGTTACAGGACCTATGTCTATCACTACCTCTACGAGCTGAAGGCTTGGGATACTGCCAGGACGACGTATTATCCGGGTGGAACGGTAGAGTGCAATATACTCGGCCAGCACGAAGTCCGTTCCTGGTACACGAATACGGCCAATTTCAATACCGGAGAGGGCACTCTTGAAGAACGTGAAGTCCTCTACATGATTATCGAGCACGGTGATGGGCCCACGCAAGGTGTGGGTTCGAACGCGGTTTATCTCAACGACCAGCCGGCCACCAATTTCGGTGACGTGAGTATCCGGGAACGCACAGGCACGATGGATCAGACCGTCATGGAGGGCTTCGAGAAGACGAAGCTGGAATATGAATTGGGTAACGAGCTTGTTTATGGCAACCCCCCAATCATCTTCACGACGCCCAACGATTATTTCGATGACCTCGAATACACGTTAGTCTTTCCGCAAGGGCTTTACAAATATTCCAAAGATGGCGACCGCAGTGCTTCTTCGCACCACGTCAGGGTGCGTATATCCGTACATGGTCTGGAGGATTGGACGGTGCTCTTTTCCGCGTCCATCACGGCAGAAAAGGTCACACCGTGGTTCAAGCTTTATAAGCTCTCCGGCCTGGGTTTTAACTGCGTCCGGGGCACGCAATACGACCTGGACTTTACCAGTTACTCTGCAACAGGGGATAGGCATGTCAATAACGTCCATATCAAATCGGTGCGCGAGGTCGTCGACGTGGCCTTCGCGCGGCCGGGCAAGGCGCTTATAGGCATTAGGGCGATTGCCACGTCACAGCTCAGTGGGAACATCGACGTCAAGGTCGTGCGCGAAGACAGGCTCATCTGGAATGGTGCGACAGGGAGCATTGAATATTCTCGCAACCGGGCGTGGGTCGTCTTTGATGTCCTGACACAGCCGATCATCTCCGGAAACGGCGATACCGTGGAATATGAAATCGAGCGGTACGAAGGGATATCACCCGATAAGTTGGACCTGGCCTTCTTCCTTGAATGGGCGGAGTGGTGCGAGGTTCAAGTCCTGGATGGTTATGGCGAGGAAAGTACCGAAGATCGTATGGCGTGCGATCTGATTGTCGATTTCGAGACGGACATCTGGACGCTCGTCAATGAAATCGCCCAGATTGGCAGGGCCTACCTCTACTGGCAGGGACATACGCTAACCGGGTGGATCGACAAGCCCGTTGACGACGTGATCGACCTCGTGACGATGGATAATGTCATGCTGAAGTCCTGGCGTAGCGCATGGACCGGCAAAGACACGCTGGCCGGCATGGTCGAGGTGTTCTTCCAGGACTCGCGACAGGGTTACGAAAGAACGCATGTTCCATTCGGCAATGAAAATGCCGGCACTTATACGCAGGCGATCAGTATCGAAGGCATCGGCATCACCACGCGCGGCACGGCGATCCATGTCGCCCACCACGCCCTCGAGCGCAACAGGCTCATTCGCAACGTGAACAACTTCAGGACCTACAAAGATGCGTTCCGCTATCGCCTGGGCGACGTGGTCATGTTGCAGCACAGAGTGCCGAACTGGGGACAGGCGTACCGCGTCGTCAAAAGCGACGCGGCCAATACGGTCGAGCTGGACCGCATTGTGGACGCTGTAGCCGAGGATATCCTTTACATCCGCACTTATAACGACGTGGGCGAGGTGGTGGGTATTTATGCGCAGGTCATCGAGTCCTGCGTGGGCCGGGTCGTGACGATTACCGGGTCCTGGACCGTACCGCCGGTCAAGAACAACATCGTTGCCATCGACGGTGCCGGCGCCATTAAGCTTCGGCGCATCACAAAAATAGAGCCGACGGTGGATAACTACTTTGACGTGACCGTCGAGACCTACGATGAGCAGCTTTTCGAAGCGGACGATCCGGAATGGGACCCCGATTGCCCCGACAAGAACTACATCTGGCCCGGGCCTGCCGGCCAGCCCGCGCGGCCACCGACGCAGCAGACCGTTGTGGATTTGATCGCACGCCTGCTGCCGCCCCAGCCGGTCGTGGAATATTCGCGGATTACCTTCATGACCCCCGGCGGCGGCTCTTATGAGTATGGGCCTTATTTGCCGCCTGAACCGGAACTGAAAGATTATCACAATACAGATGATACGAGTTTTTATCCCATCCGTGTTTATAGTCCCTACCATATTATAGGTGGTCACACATTTACTCCAGATGAATCCTATACTTTAACGTTTATCAAATTGAAATTGTCCCGAATTGAAGGTGAACCGATAGTATGGAATGATGGCGTTCAATTGAATATCACAATACACGAAGTTACGGATGGTTCAGACCCATCGAACATTATTTTGGGTGCAGCACTAAGTACTATATCAAGTCAGGCTAATTTGGTTGCCACACCGTCAGCAAATAAAGCATGGTATGAATTTGAACTGACTACACCGATTATCGTATCCGCCGAACAAGAATATGCTATTGTGGTAGATGTACCCAATAATCCAGACCAAATGGTGGGTGCCCTCAATTGGTGGCGTAGTGGTCCTATTGACTTATATGTTAAGGGACGTTTTTTAGGTTCCGTCGAGGGCGGTGCAATATGGGCTGTTGTAGGTTATGACACTGAAGAATACTTTGATGGGATGTTTGAAAATTGGGGATATTGACATGATCAAAACCGAAGGAATTGAATTCTTTTTCAAACTGGCCAATGGCCTGGTCAGCTTGCCGGAGAACTATTATATCGGCTGGTGCGAAGAGGCAGAGGATGAGATCGCCAAGGCGGCCTCGCTCGGCGATCTGACCGAGCTGGCCGGCAGCGGCTATGCGCGGCAGGCCGTCGCCGGCGACGACGCCGAGATGATCGCGGCCCCCGCGGGCGACAACGGCTGGACCTTGACGACGAAAAAGGTGACGTTCACCGCCGCCGGCGGCGACTGGGCCCTGGCCAAGACGCGGTTCCTGGCGACCAGCAGCGACGACTCGGGCTACCTGATCGCCACCGAGCCGCTCAAGTCCGGCGCCGGCGTCGCCCTGCTCGATACCGAGAGCTACGACTGCAAGATGCAAATTGCCAGCGAGCCGCCGGCGTAAGGGATTTGCGATTTCCGATTTATGATTTCTGATTTTGAAACTCTGTGCGCTCTGTGCCCTCTGTGGCTAAAAAAAAGGAATGAACATGGCTGAACTCGACGTGATCTTAGGCGTGGTCAAGGATATCAAGCTCCAGCTCGATGAAGTCGACGGCAAGTGTACTGAGCTTCTGAAATTCAAGGCCGTCCATACCGAGGCCCACAAATCGCTCGACGGCCATGTCTCGGCGTTCAAGAAGACGCTCTACGGCGATGACAATGGAACTGGCCTGACGTATAAAGTCGAAAAGCTTCTGCTGTGCAAAGACAGCCTTAAATCGTCCACCGACCGCTGGCGGAGTTTCTGGCTGGGCCTACTGAGGGTGGTTCTATCGGCGGCCATCATCGCCGTGACGGCTTGGCTGCTCTCTCTGTACCAGGGCCAGGCACAGCCAGCCCGGCCCCCGATCTCGCAGCCGGGGGCCAGCCAGGGGCCATCCCTGCCCTGATAGGGGCAGGGCGGGAGATTTATGATTTACGATTGTCGATTGAATGATGGATCCGGACAAAGGTGAAAATATCTCTGTGTTCTCTGTGCCCTCTGTGGCTAAAGAATCGATGCCCTCGCCGGTGGCCCTGGTGTGTCCGCTCGACAAGGTCCGGGAGCTGCACGAGCGGGTCATGGCCTGCTGGCGGCGGTATCAGGTGCTGAGCCTCGAACTGCTGGCGTTGGAAGGCCGCGTCGCCGACTGCCGCAAAGAGTTGACGGCGACGGCCCAGGCGATCTACGAGCTGCGCCGGATCAGCGCCGCCGCCCTGGACGCGGATAACAATCATAAATCATAAATCAGAAATAGTAAATTCCGAGCGATCTGCTTCCTTTCGTGTGACGCCGTCGGCGGGCCCGAACGCCGGCGGCGTTCTCTATTGGCCATTCTGCGCCACAGGATGCCGTTCACGCGAGCGCCAGCCCACGAACGCCCCCTGGAGGAGGCTACCATTACGCCATAATGAGGGAGATCGTCGCCCCCGTGGGCAACGGGTGGCCCCAAACGAGGCCCTGTGGGCTTCTGTGAGCGGGCAAAGATTCGGAAATTGTCTTGACCAGCCGGCCTTTGCTCGCTATATTGTGGGTATGATACGAATAGACTCACAATCAAAGTATAAAATCATGGGCCGCGAACGGTGCATCAACCTTATGGGTCTATGCGTATCAACCGCAAGCGGCCCACCTTTTTCAAAGGAGAAGAACATGAAAAGAGTAATGCTGACAATTTGTTTAATGTTGGTATTGTTGGGCGGGTGTGCAGGTCCCATACAATTCAAAACCCAACTTGACGGCGGGGGCGTTTATAATACGAACAAGGAAATCCTCGCGTTTTTTGAACCCAAACTGGCCGATAGTACTATCCACATCGGCATGAGCCAAGACGAACTTTTAATGATTTGTGGGGGTCCCGCGGCCAGAGATCGCTCTGCTGAGGGCAATATCATCCGGGAGACTTGGAGGTATGGTAACATAGCTGTGCGAAGCTACCGCTATGGCTACAAGGTCTATTTGTTCACATTTGAAAATGGCCTTCTTACAAATTGGCGTGGATAGTCAATCGTCAAGCCAGAAGCAAAAGAAAGGAGAGAAAGATGAAAAGAGTAATGCTGACAATTTGTTTAATGTTGGTATTGTTGGGCGGGTGTGCAGGTCCTTTTGTGTACGACAACCCAGGACAGCGTACAAGACTTGAATCTGAACGTGCATCAATTCAAGCGCAAAGACAAACGCTGGACAATACGATGACAAAAGTTCAGCGACAACAGGACCTTGAGAAATCTCTGGAAAATGGTCAAGTCTATGCGGGCATGCCTGTCACGGATTTTCTAAACTTGTGGGGAACGCCTTCACAAACGCAAGACTTAGGACAGGGTACGGTAATACTGAGTTATGCCTACGAAGATCGTATAGGAGTTCATCGTTTTCGTTTTCCAACGAACAGTTTTTATTTTACAAATGGACTTTTGAGTCGGTGGTCAAAAGAATAAAAAAAACGTGGAGGTGAAAAATGGTCAGACTGATCGTAGTCTCGATGATGGGCATAATCGCCCTTGTAGTTTTCATTGTAGTTTTCTTATGCTTGCTTTCCGAACATCACCGGGAAGACAAATGGTACAAACGCCACGACGGCTATTTAGGGTAAGAGAATCGAAAGTATCAATTGGATTCAATGTCCTGGATACCTGGATCGGAAAAGGAGAGAAAGATGAAAAAGGAGATGGGAAAGGAGTTGCGAATAATATTGTTGGCGATTTGTTTGATTCTTTTAGGGTTGCTGGTTTTTTTCACGTACTGGGATCCGCCGGAGCTGGCCGTGGCGAAGGAACATGCCGCCCGGTCCGCCGAGTACTGGAAGAAATCAAACGCGCTCCAGGAGAGTCTCTTCCGCTCGCTGCGATTAAAGGCCGCATTACAGGAGCGAGATCCGCGCCATTCTCAGTACCCTCCTGATCCGAATCACGGAAAGTGGGCTCAGTGCGACAGTCCTGTCGAGGGCGGGAATCTAAACGTTTGTATTGAGTGCCACAAAAGTTTGCGAAAGTATAGCAGTGGAGAACTCCAAGACGGTGATTTTATGAAGAGAAGATGAACACACGGCCAGGGCTGGCCTATCCGTAAGGACGGCCCCGGCCACTTTTTTTATGAAATGGGGTTACCTCTTAAGGTCAATTCATCGCCGCACGCAATAATTACCCGTTATACGTCGTCTTTCGCCCGGCACTGGACTATGAAGGATGGAGGACTTTTCAGGAGCAAGCGATGAAAAGACCGGACGAACCCCGCATTATCGACTTTCAGAAAGAGCAACTCATTCAAGAAATCACCCGGTCTTTGAAGACCTGGCCTTTATACCGGGTTCAGATCGTTGCTGCCGCAATTCAAGCTCACGAATCAAATCAAGGCAAAGTTTCCTATCGGCCTCATTGTACCCCTTAAGGGCATATTGAAATTCTCGCGGTAGTTCAGAAAAAGACTCAATAGCTGCCTCAAGAATACGATACTTTGGCGAGCCCAGGTCCTTGTACAAACGCTCGAATATATCAACTACATATTCGCTTATATCCTTGCTGAATGTGATTTTACCCTGTCCAGTACCCATATATAACCATAGATTTATCAAGGGATTAGGGATACGTCGCCAAAGATTTTTCAAGATTTTAGAAAAAAACCAAATAATTCCCTTGACTTCCAATTGGAATTTACCCGATAATACAGAAAATGAAATACAGGAGAATTAGAATGCGACAGAGTAACCGATTGAATCCTTTTTGCAAAAGCCCTCAAGCGCCGGCAGTTCCTGAAGCTCTGTCGCAACTTTGTTTCTCCGCTGCTGGCGCTTCTTTTTCTGTTCATCCCAAGCCACAGAGTTTTGGGCCACAGACGCCGTCCCGAGCTGGTCGAGGGAGCACACAGACGCCGTCCCGAGCCTGTCGAGGGAGCACACAGAGAGGGCCAATCCGCCTCCGGCGGAACAATCGACAATCGACAATCGCAAATCATAAATCAGAAATCACCCAAGGCCGGAGGGCAAAGCTGATGAGCAAAAAAATTCAACTCACAAAAGAGAAAGTCGCCATTGTCGATGATGGCGATTATGAATGGCTGAATCAATGGAAATGGCATTCTGAGAAAGGCCGTAATACTTATTACGCATCAAGAACGTCATCCCGCAAAAATGGGAAGAGAACAACAATCCGCATGCACCGGGAAATCTTACAACCACCCGTCGGCATGGATGTTGACCATATTGATCTCGATGGTCTTAATAACCAGAGAAGCAATTTGAGAATCGCAAGTAAGACCCAAAATCTTCAGAATCAAAGACCACACCGGGTGTATGCCAAGCATATTGTATCTTCCCAATTTAAAGGCGTTTATCGGGGTCGGGATGAAGCAAAATGGTGCGCTCGCATTCAGGTAGAGAGGCGACGAATCTCTTTGGGTCTATTTGTATCCGAGATTGATGCCGCCAAAGGCTACGATGAGATGTCAAGGAAGTATTTTGGCAAGTTTGGACGAACAAATTTCGATCATACCAAAACCGGAAATATGATTACTCAAAACAAAAAGGTCAGAGCGCAAAGCGGATGAATCCACGAATGATGCCCGACGATAGACGAAAGACGAAAAAGAGTTGGCATCACAGAACGGCCCGGCTGAGCCGGGAGGCCTATTCGCCGAAGTGTGCGGCGGCTCATTGCCAGAAGGCGGCGGAGTACGTGTGCGAGTGGGACCACATGCGGGGCAAGGCGGCCGTCAGCGGCCAGAAGCTCTACTGCGCCGAGCACGCCGGCAACTTCGCCAGCAAGCACGCGATCTATATGGCCGATCTGCCGTTTGTGAAGCTCTCGCAGCTCGAAACGGCCAGCCGGGATGACTGGGCCTACGGCCAGGAGGAGCGATCATGAATGCCGGCAAAACAGTCACGATCATCATCGACGAGAGCATAACAATCAAGCCGCCGCCGCCGATCGAGCTGCAGGCCCTGGCGGCCAGGGCGGTGGAGATATTGGGCTGCCGGCCCGCGCCCGTCTCGGCGACGATCTTCCGCAAGCCCGGCAGCGATTCCTACTGGGTCAGCCTCATGGTCCAGAAAAAAGGAATCGTCAATCTGTTCGAGCTGAAGCGGCGGACCGCGGTGGTGGACTTCGAGATCGTCGGCCGGGCCGTGAGCGATATCGTGAGTACGGGACCATAAAGGACATGACAGAAGAAGGCCGGGAGCCGGCCCGCGAGCTCGGGCGGCTCGAAAACCTCGATGAGCTGTTCAACGCCCTGCACGGCGTCGGCGATGTGGACTTCGATTTGAAATGTACCGTTCTGGCGATCATCTATGACAGCAAGGCCGGCCGGCCCAAATCCATGCCGGCGGCCTTCTACGCCGAGCTGGTCGTAAACGAGACTCAGAGGATTCTATCGGCCGCGATCCGGAACAAGCCGGACGTCGCGCGGGCCGTCCTGGACCGCTGGCGGCATGAGGTAAACGCCGAATATGAGCGGCGAGAACAGGAGCGTCAGGGATGACTACGAAGAGTACAACGGAACGCCAGCCCGGCCGGCTGACGGCCGTCGAGCAGGCGGCCCTGCTCGAGGATGATATGTGCCCGGGCTGCACCATGCCTAAGATTATCTACCGCTCGTGGCGCGAGGATTTCTATTGTGGAGAGTGCGAGCGGGTCTTTCGCATGATCGGCGAGAGGCTGTCTTATCGCGGCTTCCAGAAGGATTTGGATTAACGATGAACGCGGCATCTTCTTTGTCAGTTTTGTCAGTAGCCTCCTTTTTGAAGGCCCCATCGAGCAACGGACGCCGATGGGGCTTATCGCGGGGTAGTGTAGCGGCTACACGCCTGGCTCATAACCAGGAGGACGCCGGTTCGAATCCGGCCCCCGCTATTGGGCCCGATGAAATAACCCTGAATGTGCAGTAGCCGTGCCCGGTACACCACCACGGCGACGACGAGAGGCAAACAGAACACGTGCCGATCCTGCAAGGGCCGGGGTAGCAGGCGGAATTATTGAGATCGCAAATAGAAAATAGAAATGGACCAAGCGATCATTGGCGCCGAGCCGCAACCTGGTGGAGGCGGCCGGCCGTTCCGCACGAGGCGGCGGCGCCGATGATCGAGAAAGGAGACCCTTATGGAGCCGGAACAAGGCTATTACGAACGCAAAGAGCAGGAGCATCTCGAGATGATGGAGTGCTATCGTTATCTGGTGATCGCCGCGGCCATCGTGACGGCGCTGATGATCATCGGCTCCTGGGTCCTGAGGGTGGCCGGGAAGCTGTCCTAACCACGAAAGGAGCCCAAAGAAATGGCTGTCGTATTTTACAATCGCCGGCATAAGGCACTTGGAATCGAAAGGCCGGTGGGCGTCGTCGTGCCCATGAAGATCGCTCGGCGGATCACAATGCTCGCCAAAGAACGGCGCGATCGTCAATCGTCAATCGTCAATAGTAAATAGTCAATCATTACTACAAAGATGAGCTGGCAGGACGTATTTATTTTGTTGCGGGCGGCGGACGGCAGGGTGGAGGCTATCGACCCCGCCAAGCTGGCGTCCGCGACGGCGGCGGGCAAGGGCCCGGCGGACGTGCAGGTGCGGATCGCACAACTCGAATACGATCGGCAATATCAAACGAGAAAGGAAGATCATGGGCAGAAAACCTGGGAGTTCTAAACGCGGCCGGCCGAAAGGTTCGGGCCAGAAACGCAAACGGGTCACGGTGAAATTCATTCAGCGGCGGATCGAACATACGGGAAACGTCACGGAACCCTATCGCATCATGGAGGAGTTGATCAAGACGCGGCGCGCGGACCTGGCGGACGTCAAGATCGGCATCGCCTGGCGGCTGGGCTGGCGGCCGGACGCCGACGGGCGACGGACCCTCGGCCAGTGCCGCAAACGCGGGGATCTTGACCGCGAGCTGGATGAATGGGATTTCATCATCCTGCTCAACGAGGACGCCTGGCCGACCTTCAGCGAAAAACAGAAAGAACGGTTGATCTTCCACGAGCTGGGGCACGCTCAATTGTCGCTCGATACCAACGGTCAGCCCAAGCGGGATGACCGCGGGCGGATCGTGTGCCGGATCCGCAAGCACGACATTCAGGATTTCCGCGACGTCGTGGAGGTATACGGATGGGAGGAGGACCTGCAGGACCTGGCCGAGAAGGGCATCGCCGATGCCGAGCGCCCGCTGCTGGCCGAGGCGGAGCGCAAGGCCGCCGAGAAAAGCCAAGCCGCAGAGGATTCAGCCACAGAGGGCACAGAGGACACAGAGGGCACGGATAAAAAAGGCAAGAAAGGACGCAAAGATAAGGGCATGGCCGCGACCGTCGCGGCGGAAGAAAGACAGGATTAGCCACAGAGAGCACAGAGGACACAGAGAAAATCGTCAATCGAAAATCGCAAATCGTCAATCTTTTTGAAAGGAGTCTCTTATGCTGCCCGATCTATCCAATGCAATCAGTTCGCTCGAGGTCACGATCACCCCGACGATGCTCGTGATCGCGGGCTTTGTGGCCTACGCCATTCAGTTCATTAAGGCCTGCGTCGGCGGCTGGGCCCGCCTGAGCGATGCGATTCAAAAACCCTTATGGCCGATGGTCGGGATGGCCTTGTGCGCGCTCGCATTCGGTCTGGGCGGCGTCGAGAATTATCTCGTCGCCGGCGCGGTCCTGGGTCTGGCCGCCGGCGGCGGCTACGACATGTTCAAAGGCACGACAGCCTTGAGCAACGGCAAGCCAAACAGATCCACCACAGTGCTCACCGATCCTGAATTCGGGCGGTTCGGACTGCCGATCGTGACCGATTGTCCCCCGATGCCGAGGAATAGAGTAGAACCACCCAGACCCTGGCCGAGGCCTGACGCCGAGATCAAACCACCAAAGGCGGATGAACCAGCCATCACGGGCGGATAAATCAACAATCGTCAATCGAAAATCGTAAATCATAAATAATCAATCTACGAAAGGAGTCCTCTTATGAAGCCGAAATGGAAGTTGTGGTATTTCGCCCTGCTGATGGCCTGGCTGTTGCTGTTCGCCGGCTGTTCGGGCGTACAGATGGCGCCGTGGTATGCCACGCGGACGCGGATGGCCGCGATCCACGTCAAGGCCCTGAATCGGGCGTGCCAGGCCGGCGATCCGAACGCCTGCAGAGACGGGCTGGCGGCCGCCAACGACATACTCGGGCAGATCGTGGACGCCCTGGACGGGAGGGCCGCGCCTTGAACGTCAAAGAAGAATTTCAAACGCTGCTCATGCAGATCGCCGGGGCGATCACCGACGAGCAGCTCGCCGAGTTCATCCTGCAGTTGACCGACGGCCGGATTGCCGAGGCGTATGACGCCCTGACGGCGACGTTTACCACGGCCGAGCACGTCGCAGCGCTCCAATTGCTGGCCGACGATTTCCGGCAGCTCAATCAGCAGAACGTCTCGATGATCGCGATGCAGCGGCAGTTCATCACGCGGCTGCTCTTCGCGGCGCTGACGTCCGTCAAGCTGTTCGCCGCCGAGAGCCGCGACAAGCCGATTGTCCCGCCGGATGCGGTGAGCGCCTGAGAGGGCCGAAGGCGAGGATATGAATTGTCTCTCCACGCAAGCCCTGCCCGCGTGAAAAGGGTCCGCGGGCGGGGCAGGATTTTGTTTAGCCACAGAGGACACAGAGAGCACAGAGAAAATAGGAAACGGAGCGACAGCATGGAGGCAGATATGACAGGGGACAATCATAAATCGCAAATCGCAAATCATAAATCGCATGCCACCGGCACGCGCGAGTGGGTCGAAAAGACCATCAACATCCAGACCGGCTGCGAGCACGACTGCCGATATGCTTTAATTCCAGGGTTTCCGGCTTATCGTGCAGGCGACGATGGATCGATTTGGAGTTGCTTTCGCCACGGTTGGGGTACTTATGTCTTGGGCGATAAATGGCGAAGACTTAAGCCTACCATCATATCGAGTGGTAAAAAATCCCATCGAAAGTATGACCGTCTTCAAGTTTCACTTCGGAAAGACGGCAAGACATTCAAATTGTTAGTCCACGATCTTGTATTGATGTCATTCGTTGGGCCTCGTCCGGAAAACAATGTGTGTTGTCATTTCCCCGATAGGAATCCCCTCAATTGTCATCTCAAAAATCTCAGATGGGCAACACAAAAAGATAACATGGAAGATCAACGATATCATAGGACTCGACCCGGTGGCGAGAATCATCACAACGCCAAACTGACAAACCTGGAAGTTGCGGAGATTCGGTCCCTGGAAGGAACCGCCAGTCAATACAAATTAGCTGAACGGTTTGGTGTTGGCCAATCCTGTATTTCTAATATTTTGCTTGGCAAACGACGAACAGAATCCAGTCACGCCGGGAAGGGATTATGAGCAAGAAAATCAGTGGAACAAAAGAATGGGCTGCTCACAATGTAACTATACTTTCAGGATGTTCCGGAGGCTGCCGATATTGCTATGGTCGGGAGATGGCATTGAGATTCGGTCGCATAAAGACAGCCGATGAATGGAATACGCCCCATCTTAGAACTACGGAAGTTGTCAAACAACGCCGAAAACTCGATGGCGTTGTCATGTTCCAAAGTGCCAGCAATATTACGCTGGAATTTTTGCGACCCTGTCTGGTGGTTCTGCGAAAGCTGCTCGAGGCGGGCAACCGCGTGCTGATCGTCAGCAAGCCGTCGATGAACGTCACGGCGTTGCTGGTCGAGGCCCTGAAGGGTTTTCAGCATCGCGTGGCATTTCGATTCACGATTGGTTCGACGGCCGACAACGTGCTCAAGTTCTGGGAGCCGGGGGCGCCGTGTTTTGAGGAGCGGATTAAGAGCCTCTCGATGGCCTACTTCGAGGGCTATTGCACCAGCGTCTCGTGCGAGCCTTATCTGGATGAATTTGCCCCGGATGTCTATCAAGCCTGCTGGCCTTATCTCTCGCGGCCCCCTTTCGATCGTGGGGCGGGCGGCTTCTGGATCGGCAAGCTGCGGCGCTGGGAGAGCCGCGTGGACCTCTCGGGTGCGACGGACGAACAGATCCGGCAATACGTCAACCCGCTCAAGGCCGCCCAAAGCGATGAATTTGTCCGCGCGATGGTTGGCCATCTGAGCGGCCGTCCGTTCATCCACTGGAAGGATTCGATCCGCGAGGTGATCGAAAAAGAGCCGCCGAGAACGTCGAAGGTTTTAGCCACAGAGAGCACAGAGGACACAGAGAAAGGAAGCGAAATACATGGCCACTATTAAAGGGGTAATCAGTGATCTAAACAACGTAGAAGCTCGCGTGATAAAGGTAATGCGGGTCATGGATCAGGAAACTCTCAATGGGGTAGGAAATCTGAGAGGATTAGGATTCGCTCAACTGCGTGACGATTGCGACTGGGCGGCCAGGGTTTTGCGGGAAACCATGATTGTTCTAAAAGATATGGAACCGCGAATCGAAGGACCAGTAACTATCGCCGTTGAAAATCATAAATCATAAATCTTTAGCCACAGAGAGCACAGAGGACACAGAGAAAGATGGAGTATGCTCGCTCGACAACGGTATCGGTTGAATCGTCTCAGCAGGAAGTGACGCGGCTGCTCCGGCGTGCGGGCGCCGAGAAGTGCATGAGCGGCTGGGACGGCGACTGTGCGTTCGTGGCGTTCGTCCTCAAGGGCGTGCCGATCAAGATGAAGCTGGACATGCCGGCCCGGCATGACTTCTGCAAGACGTCAACCGGGCGCCACCGCAAAGTTAACGCCTCGCTGCTGGCCTGGGAACAGGCGTGCCGGCAGCGGATGCGGGAGTTCTGTCTTCTGCTCAAGGCCAAGCTGGTCGCCGTGTCGATCGGCCTGCGTTCCCTCGAGCACGAGTTCTACGGGGACATCTGCCTGCCCATGCGCGGCGGCCAAACGATCTACGAGGCTCAGCAGGACCAATTGCAGACGATGATGAGCACGGGCAAGCTGCCGGCCCTGCTGCCTGGAGTTTGAAGCACGAAAATATTACCGAAAAATAATCCAACAATCTCTGTGATCTCTGTGTCCTCTGTGGCTGAGAAAGAACGGTGAAATCTGTGGCCAAGAAAAACCGCGAAGCGAAACCTCGGTACGCCTGCCGATGCGGCGAGCCGGGCTTTGTGGACGTTGGCGAAGGGCAGCCGAATCGCTATCCCTGCCGGGACTGCTATCGCGTGCTTTTAGCCCATCGCAATGCAAAATGGAAAATCACAAATCTCGTAGGGGGGGGGACGCGGCGACGCGGGCGAATGAAACAGGAACCGCCGATGAATGCGGATAAACGCAATTTAGGAACCACACATGAAAGGAAGCAATTATGACAACCCAAACATTTCAAGAAATCGCGATGAAGGACATTGTCGTCTCGGGGGACAGCAAACGCAACATTCTTGAGGGCAGTGAAGGTTTTCAAGAACTGAAGGCCAGTATCGCGGCCGGCGGCGTCCGCATCCCGATTCAGGTCCGCCTCATGTCGGGCAAGAAGGCCGGCTATGAACTGCGAGCCGGCGAGCGGCGGTATCGCGCCTGCAGGGCCCTGGGCCTGAAGACGATCCCGGCGATTGTCCATTCGGACATGGACGATCCGGCGGCCGTGGACCTGACCTATATCGAAAACACGTTCCGCGAAGACCTTTTACCGATGGAACAGGCGCAGGAAGTATCGATGCTGATGGAGCGATTCGGCGGCAACGCCAAAGCGATCGCTCAGAAGCTCGGCAAGAGCGAACAATGGGTGCGGATCCGGGCCTATATTCACGGCCACCTGGCTAAATGCTGGCGGGATATTTTCGCCGATATCGACAAGCACCCGATGTTCCAAACGTGGAGCCTCACGCACCTGGCCTTGATCGGACGGCTGCCGGAGCATATCCAGACCGATCTGCACAAGCATCTTCGGGGGTCATGGGAACCGCACTTTGAGAAAGCCTGCAACTGCTCGACCCGGGACCTGGAGACGATGATCGGAGCCAGCCTGCATTTACTCTCGAAGGCCACGTGGGCGCTCGATGATGGAACGCTGGCGCCGAAGGCGGGCGCCTGCACGGAATGCCCGAAGCGCAGCGGCCACCAGCCGATGCTCTGGTTTGAGATGGCTGACCAGGCCCAGACGGGCGATCAGTGCCTGGATGGGTACTGCTGGCAGAACAAGACCGATGGCTGGCTGAAGCGACGGGCCAAAGAGCTCAAGGATCAGCATAACAGCCTGACGCTCATCACCAAGGAACATGCAGCAGATTATATCGAAGAGGAAAGGCTCGCAAAGGCGTTCGGTTCCTTCATCTCTAAGTACGCTTATAAGATCGTGTCCAAAAGCACGGTGGGGGCCATCCCCGCGATGTATATCAATGGAACGGCCTCGGGCCAGCTCACCTACATCAAGCCGACGGCGATGTCTTCCGGCGAAAGCAAGCGGGTCCGCACGCCTGGCCGGCCGACGCCTCTGAAAGAACGCCAGGTCCAGCTCGACGCGAAGCGATCGGCGCAGACGTTGCTCGATCTGCGAGCAAAAGTGGGGGCAACCGAAGTCTCGCAGATCACGTGCAAAGACAAAATGACGGGGCTAATGGCGCTCGTCGCTGTTTACGGAAACTCTCCAGTCAGGATGATGAGGGAAGGCAGACAGCAACAACTCAAATTGATTCTCAAGGCGAAAGATCCGGCGATGAAGGCACGGGAATCCCTTTGGGAAAGTTTCAAGTCCACATTGGACGCTGAGCTCACGTGGATTGGGCCGATCAGTCAAACGCCCGATCACTTAAAGAGACAGGCCGAATGGATCGCCGGGCTGATCGGCGTGGATCTCAAGGGGATGCTCAAAGACGTCTGCTCTCGTAAGGGCTTCACGGTCCCGAAGTCGTGGGCCTCGCTCAACGCCGACGGCACGCCGAAGGCCGAGAAGGATAAGACGGCCAAACCGAAGAACGTCAAAGCGAAGGCCAAAAAGGCGCCGGCCAGCCAGGGACGTCCGCCCGGGAAGGCGTGGCAAGAGCTGCTGGCGGGCGACAAAAAGCGAGTCTGCCGCGTGTGCGGCTGCACCGATGCGAAGGCCTGCGTAGTGGACGGTGTTCCCTGCCATTGGGTCGAGCCGGACCTGTGCTCGGCCTGCGAAGACAAGTCTACCGCGAAGTAATCGCGAATGAACATGAATAAACGTAAATTAAAGGCCATCGAACTGTTTGCCGGCGCCGGCGGGATGGCCCTGGGCCTCCAGCAGGCCGGTATCGACGTGGTCGGCCTGGTCGAGATTGACAAGTTCTGTCTTGCCACGCTCGGGGCGAACAGGAACCGATATTTCCCCCGGGCCAGAATCATCAAAGCGGATTTGTCGAAGATCTCGGGCCGGGAGATTCTGGCCGCCGCCCGCATCGAGAAGGGCGATCTGGATATTTTGAGCGGCGGCCCACCCTGCCAGGGCTTTACCTGGAGCAATAAGAACCGCAGCGTCGATGACCCTCGCTCGCAAATGATGTGGCATTTCATCCGGCTCGTCGGGGAGATCAAGCCGTGCTGCTTTGTCATCGAGAACGTGCCGGGGGTATTGAGTTTCAAGGAGTTTTTTATCGAGCTGCTCGGCGATCTTGAAGGCAAGGGCTATATCGTGAGGTTCAACCTGATGGACGCGGCCAGTTACGGCGTTCCGCAGCGGCGGCGCCGGATATTTATCGAGGGGACGCGAAAAGACCTTGGGTCAGAGCCTGCGTTCGCGGCGCCCACGCACTTCGACCTCGATAAGGACAAAGGAGCGATTCCTTGCAGCGCGGTGGCGATCAAGTCTTTCGCGGAGCACGGGTTCGAAAAAGGCCAGGTGAAATATGTACGGTGGAATACGAAGCTGGACATCCTGATGGATAAAAGGACCGCCGCCGAGACGGTCGAACAAGCCGTCAGGCAATTATTGATCGAGGGGCTGTTGCAGGCGGCCCACAAAACCGGGTAGATCGTCAAAAGGAGCTATGGGAACCTATCGCGGCAATGCTGACCGGGTGATGGCCGAGGCCGATCTGATTGTCGAGCGGCTCAAAAACATAGATACGACGCTGGGCCAGATCAAGGTCGAATATGCGTGCGCCTACACCACGCTCTACAAGGCGATTTTCTCGCGGATATCGAGAGAGGAATATCGACACATGGCCCGCATGAAACTGAGCCGGACAGGCGTGCAAACGCGGTTCAAAAAGGGTCACCGCACTTGGAACAAGAACCGCAAAGGCATTCATCTGTCGCCGCGCACTGAATTCAAGAAGGGAAATCGGCCGGCCAAGTACAAGGCGATCGGCGAGATCTATATCATCGCCAAGAAAGGGGGCAAGCCCTGCCGCTGGATTAAGCTATCCGACCGCGGCCCCTGGCATTCGAGGCGAATGCCTTATGCCCGCCACGTGTGGCAAAAAGAGCATGGGCCGATCCCGCCGGGCCTTCTTGTCATTCACCGCGATGGCGATACCCTCAACGACGAGTCTGAGAATCTCGTCCTGGCCACTCGCGCCGAGAACGTCGCGCATCAATGGGCCACAATTCCGGGACATCTCCGGAAATTCCGCCTTAACGCGGGCAAGGCGAGCAAGCGCCGCCACGCCCGCAACCGCATCCTTAAGGTTAGGTTCAAGAAACAACACGAACGCGAACGGCAAGAGGAAAAAGAACATCGACGACTGTTTAAGACCGGCGTCCATGAGTTACGGGGTGAAGTCAAGACCTGGTGGCAGTGCACCGGGTGTGGAGATGACACGACCATACCCGTGCCGCCCTGTCGGAAATGTGGGCATCTGGTCTTCGAGCAAATTGACCAGCCTGTAGAGTTTGCGGAAAGAGTTGCGTTCGAAGAGGCGCTGGGCACGTCCAACGTGAGGGTAGGGCAAGCGACAATCGTAAATCATAAATCTAATCGGGTGGCTTTGTGAGCAATCGTCAATCGAAAATCGTCAATCGAAAATCTTCAATGGTGTGGCGGATCTTTCACTTCGACCAGCGGTTCGAGATGGAAGGGTACGTCCGGCAGGGCGGGCTGGATTACGTGCGGATGTTTGTGACCGCCACGACCAAGGACAAGAGCAACGAATCGACGGGCTTTCTGAGCCAGCTCATCGAACTGGAGCATTACTATCCCGAGCAGCGGGACGCCTACGAGGGCCGCTTCTGGCGACTGTGCCGCTTGACGGCGACCCAGGAGAACTGGCTGCGGGGCTATCTGCTCGACGCCGATCAGCAGCCGCTGGGCCTGGCCAAACTGGCCGCGCGGCTGCACCTGTCGGTGCCGGTGATGAAGCAGACACTCGCGGCGCTCAAGCGCGTCGGGCTTTTGGAGTGTGTCGAGTGCCCCGCCTTCGAGCGGCCGGTCCAAGAGCCGTCGCAGGATGGAGCACAGGATGACAGACGCGATGGCAAGGGCAAACGCCAAAAGCCCCAACGGAGGGCTTTGAAGCCCTCCGCCAAGGCAATTTCAAAACGTTTCGGAAAATTCAAAAACGTTTCGGAAAATTCAAAAAGCATTCAAGAATCGGAAAACAATCGGAATCGGAATACTAATTTAAACAAAGATCCTCGGACTTCGTCCTCGGATCCGACCAATCCAACCGAAGGCGAAGCCGTCACGCAACGAGAAGACAACGCGCAGGGGCAGGCCACAGCACAAGGGCCATCCGGAATACGAACCGCCCTTGCCCCGACCACCACCCCGCCGATTTGTCCGACCTCTTCCGACCCGGGGGGGCCACGGGTGATTCCCATTCATCCGCCCCCCCCGCGGCCGGTTCATGCCGATGACCCGACGCACATCAGCCACGCCGTGGCGGGAATTCGACGGCGCTGCAACCCGGCCAGCCGCCAGGCGGCGGAGCGGGTCTATCAGGCCCTCGGCGGACCGAAGATCGACGGGACGCGGCAGTATGCCCAGGACATGGGCTGCCTGGGGGCGGCGTTCGATCGCGTCGTGCAATCGGGCCTGGCGCCGCCCGTCGCGGCGGATCTCTGGGAGGGCCTGATCGCGGAGGCCCAGCGGCTGCGCCGGATCTATGCGAAGAACGGCGGCTATGGGGCGGCGAAACGAGTGTGGTTCAAGCCTATCTTGCGCGACAAGCTGGCGTCCCGCCTGCCGCCCATCCGCGACGGGCCGGCCACGAGTATAGGGTGAGGCCGAAGCGATGTAAGGCTATGTAAGGTCAATGGGCATGAGGTTTTAACATGAGTGTGCAATGTTATGTGTCTGCTGTTGCGATGGCTCGAAGAGCAGGCGTAAGTCGTGTAGGAACCGCCTCTTATATCATGGGTCCTCCCTGGCCCCTGCGGCCCAGCGGATAAACGCCCTGCGGTTTCGGGAAACGTTTGATTTTTTTTTTACAAGACCACATCGGTTGTCTTGGCGGAATAAGGACTTATGAACGGCCGGGGCGATAGAGTGACATGGAAAATCATGATGGCACGGCGCGAGGCAAAGGCAACGCAGCGCTCGGCTGCGCCCGGCAGCGCAGCGCTTTGCAAAGGCGATGCCTGGCATGGCACCGCAGGGCCAAGCACAGGCAGGGCAGTGCACAGCGCAGCTTCGCCAAGCATAGGCTCTGTGGGGCATGGCGGCGCGGGGCTTCGCAAAGGCGAGGCAAGGTGCAGCGCTGCATCGCTTCGCAGAGGCGAGGCAAGGCAAAGCAGAGCAACGCGAGGCAGAGCAATGCAAAGGCAAAGCAGAGCAACGCAATGCAAAGGCAAAGCAGAGCAACGCAATGCAAAGGCAAAGCAGGGCAGCGCACAGCAACGGCGCGGCGTGGTTGGGCCTGGCGAAGGCTCTGCATGGCAAAGCCGAGCAAAGCAAAGGCAGCGCGCCGCACAGCGGGGCAGCGCAAAGGTGCAGCAAGGCAAAGGCCTGGCCATGCTTGGCTTCGCGTGGCCAAGGCTAGGCGCAGCGCGGCAGTGCCTGGCGTGGCACGGCAAAGGCAAAGTAATGGCATGGCAATGCCGTGCAAGGCGCGGCAAAGGCGAAGCATGGCGTCGCAGGGCAAAGGCACAGCAATGCAAAGGCGCAGCGCGGCGTCGCTGGGCAGGGTAAAGGCGTGGCGTGGCGTCGCGTCGCGGCGCACCGCAAAGGCCGAGCAACGCAGAGCATAGCAGGGCAAAGGCGAGGCAAAGCGCCGCGACGCACCGCAAAGGCAAAGCATGGCAAAGCAGAGTAAGGCAAAGGCGAAGCGCGGCGGCGCCGGGCTTGGCAACGGCGATGTTTGGCGTTGCGCAGCGGGGCAAAGGCAAAGCAGGATGTTTTTGGATGAGTGCTCCGGACCTTTGGGGTCCGGAGAAAAAAGTAATTCAAACAATTTACGAAAGGAAGTGCCATTATGAAGGTCAGAATTACATTTACAGAACCATTGCTGGGTACTCTGTCTGGCAACAAAGAAATTGCCGAGGAGTTTATCATCAGCAAACACCCGGACGGAAGTAGTCAGGAAGAATCGGATGCTGTCCCCATTGATGAGACAGTGGAAAAGTCCAGCACGATTTTTGCCCGGAATCAGGACGGCAAGGACGGCAAGCCCATGCTGTGGGATTATCAAGTCAAGGGATTCTTCAAAGAAGCGTGTGCCGCCATGATTCACACCGAACGGTTGACCAAAGAGGAGTTGAAGAAAGCTCGCCTTACGGAGTATCTATTCCGGCGCACGATTGACGAGGCTGTTTTTGTCACGCCCAGGCGAATTGTCTTAGAGGGCCTCAATGGTCAGCCGTTGAAATTCCTCGAACGGCCTCTACGCGGCCAGACAATGCGCGGTGAACGAATCGCCCTCGCTCGTTCCGAAGTTATCCCGGCAGGGGCAACCATTACGGTCGAGATTTCATGGTTCAATCCAAAGTTGGCAGACTTTATCAAGCAATGGCTCAATTACGGGGCCTTGCGGGGTCTCGGCCAATGGCGAAATGCGAGCTACGGGCGATTTACCTGGCGCGAATTGACAAGTGAATAGCAAAGGCGGGGCGCCGTCTGGCTCCGCGGCGCGGAGCAAAGGCTGAGCGGTGCGCCGCACTGCAGGGCAAAGGCAAGGCATCGCATCGCGTGGCCAAGGCTATGCGACGCGATGCGAGGCATAGCAAAGGCGTTGCATGGCACAGCGTTGCAGCGCACAGCAACGGCGGTGCGACGCTTGGCGTAGCAAGGGCGGGGCCCGGCGCCGCCTTGTTTAGCTTGGCAAAGGCTCAGCACGGCGCAGCAATGCAAAGGCGCAGCAGGGCGATGCTTCGCATGGCAAGGGCGATGCACTGCTTAGCGCGGCGCCGCCCGGCAAAGCAAAGGCAACGCATGGTGGCGCAACGCAAAGCTTCGCTTAGCGAGGCATAGGCAAAGCAGCGCGCGGCTCGGCCAAGGCAAGGCCGGGCCCCGCAATGCTCAGCAAAGGCAAGGCACAGCAATGCCGAGCACGGCAATGGCGAGGCAGAGCGACGCAAAGCAAAGGCAAAGCAAGGCAATGCCGAGCCTGGCAAAGGCGTGACATGGCAAAGGCAGAGCAAAGCAAGGGCGCGGGGCGGCAAAGCAGGGGATAGCATGGCAACATGGGAATATGTTGAACCTACGCATCGCGACTGGACATTGCTATGGCTGGCACACTTCGGTGCCGTGGTGGGCTCGTGTCATTCGCGGTACGCCGGCTGGGGCTGGATGGTCAAATATTGGCGAATGCCGCCGCTCTTGCGCCCGGCCAGGTTCGATACGCGACGGCCCCGCCGTCTGCGATACTTCGCCGGCGTGATGAGCGAGTCGCGCGGCTGCCATTGGAAGCGCAAGAGGGATAAAAAATGAGCGACGGGATAAAGATCTGCGATTACCGGCTGGCGGGCAGGCACGTGGTGCTCAATCCATCGGTCAGGCTGCTCTGCCAGCGGCCCTATCCCGGTCACCCGAAGGGCTGTCCGAATTTCGGCCGGCAGGAAGGCTGCCCGCCGTCGGCGCCGATGTTCGACGCGGTGATCGATTGCAGCAAAGCGATTCTCGTCAAATGGGCGGAGTACGACCTGGAAGCGCATCGCCAACGGATGTGGGCCCGGCATCCGCGATGGTCGAAAAGACAGGCGGAATGCTGCCTCTACTGGCAGGGCCGCGTCGAATCGAAACTGGAGGATCGCGTAGCCGCCTATGGCGCCGTGAACCTCTTCGGTCCGAACAGGATCGCGGGCGGGTTGTACGTGACGTACCGGCCGGAGGCCCTGGGCGTGGACGTCACGGCCACTATGAAGATCATCGGCGTTGAGCTGGAATGGCCGCCGGAAAAGATTGTCAGAAAGGTTGTTTTGATAGGAGAAACGAAATGAGCGAAGCGAAACACACAGAAGGGCCATTAGAAGTCAAAGAAACGAAATGGGACGATGACCGACTAATATCTCGGTGGATAGGCCGGGGCCAGATGATTATTGCAACTATGTCTCGTGGCTTGAATGACAAAGCCGACGCGGAGAGACTTGTCCATTGCTGGAACGCTCATGACAAACTGGTGGCCGAGAACAAGACCCTGACTGTTGAAAACGAAAAGGTGACGGATATACATGCAGACTACTGCCACGATGCACATAAAGGGGTTGGGAAACTGCAAGCCAAACTCCAAGCTAAAGAGGAGCGGATCGCAGAACTGAACGCCGATAAGGTGCAACTTGAAAATGATGCCTGTGTGGCACGAGGAGAGATCGAGAGGCTAAAAAAAGAGAACAAAAAAGACATCGCTGATTTCAACGACATCTTGAATCGACGCAACAAAAGTATCGACCGCCTGACCACCGAACTTGCCAACGCACAACAACCTGCGTCAGCATCGCAACGGCTTTACAAAAAGCTGGCGACTGGATTAGCGGAGGAGAACAAGGCCCTGACCGAGCGGATCGCTACGATGCGACGGATTGACTCCGAGACGAGGGACCAAAACGCCCGGAATTATGCAAAAGTAAAAAGCCTGAACGCCGAGAAGAAGACCCTGACCGCGGAGGTCGCAAGGTTAAACTATTACATAGATGTTGTGTTACGTGAAATGAAAGAACTCCGAACCAAACTCAATACCCAGGCCGAGCGGATTGCAGAGCTTGAGAAGCGGCCCGATTTCACGCGAGGGACACGCAAAGACAAGAACATACGCATGAAACATCTTCCCGGCTGTGATTGGTATGCCGGAGAATGTGACTGTGGTGCCAATGACTTGAATGCGCAGACTGATCGCCTGACCGAAGCGAACAAAAAAGACATTGCTGATTTCAACGACATCTTGAATCGACGCAACAAAAGTATTGTCCGCCTGATTGCCGTGAACAAGCGATTGCGAAGTCGCACGGATTGCGAGACCGAAAGCGGCGGGATCCTCTGCATCGAGCAAGAGGATAAGATTCTGGCCCAGGTCGAGCGGATCGCGGAGTTGGAGAGGTATGAGCGATTTTACCAACACATCGAGGCTCATTTGACATCGGATCGGGTTGTCATCTGCAAGATTTGCGGCAAATCGCTAGCAGACTTGGAGATTGAGCGGGCCGTGAAAGGCGAGAAAGAATGACTGAACAGAAATACATCCATTGTCCACATTGTGGCTGCAACTGCACTTGCCTCGAATTTCACAAAGACGAAGGCTACTGCTGCCAAGTCTGCCGTTGGGTACTGAGAATGCGTAAATCGGAACACTGGCGCGAGATACGGCCTCGTATCTGGAAAATCTGATTGATGAGCCGTCACCGCGGGCGACATTGGAATAGGAAAAGGAGATCAGTATGAGCGATCCGAAGGGACAATGCAGCAGGCCGATGGGGTTTACATTGTTGCCGGCCAAACCGACCGGCGGGGCGAAGAAAGTGATGCGGAAAACGGAATGTCTCGGGATCGAGCTCCCGTGGGATTGGTGCCTGGTCAAAGGCGAGCGGCTGCGGGCGATGCAGAAGGAGCTGCGTGAGGCGCGGTTCGACGCGGCGCTGCGCTCGCGGATGTGTGCAAATTTACTCAAACAGCTTTATCGAAAGGAATCACGATGACCACAGATATTCAAACGACGATCGCGAATCTCGAAGCGAGGCTGCAACCCCTCGAGCAAAGGATTGACACGATCAAACAAACCATCGAATTACTGCGGCAGCTTGATGCTGAAACGCCCATAGCTCCGCCCCGGCAGACGCGGGGGCTGGGCGGCGCAGCGAAGACGGAAAATATTCCAAAAAATATTCCGCCCCGGGACGTGCCCAAGCCGGTTAAGGCCAAGCCTCCCCACCGGCCCGGGCCTCGCCCGAGGAGGTGGGCGAAGAAGCGCTCTCAGTACAAAGGCGTCACGATCATTGCTCGCCGGCAAGGCCCGGCGAAATATCAGGCCACGTATTGGGATAGGAAACTCGGGAAGGCGGTCCACCTGGGGACCTTCGATGACGAGATCCAATGCGCGATCATGGTCGCCAGGCGATTGGGCAAGACCGAGGAGGTCAAGCGATTGTCCGGTTTGCTCGAGCATGCCGAAAATAATCCGGACCGGCCTGCGGGCCCGGGCAAGGCCGGCATCCCGACGGGACATAAACCACCGTCCCCAGCCCAGGCCCCGTCCAAAGCCCGCTCGTCACACAAAGGCGCTTCCGCCACGACGTACTCGCAATACAAAGGTGTGACGAAAGGCAAGACCCGCACGGATGGGACTATCACGTTTAAGGCGGGGGCTTGGTCGCCGACGGATAAACGAAATCACCGTCTGGGCACCTACGAGATCGAGGAGCTGGCGGCGGCGGCCGTCGAAGAGTTCCTCGGCCACGCCGACGAGGCCAAGAGGCTGCGCGCGATGGCCGAGCAAAAGAAGGCCGACGCCATCGAGCAGGCCGAAAATAATCCGGACCGAGGCCAAGAGACAGAGCCGGGCCCGGCCGGGGTCGAGCACGTTAGCGTGGCCTGGGAATGCGGCGCTTGTGGCCACATCCACCTGGTCGCGGCCAGG